ATCATCAATTGGGATTATATCAAAAATGTTGAATACTGAATCAGTAGCTTGTACATTTTCTTTACGGCGAGCCTGACGCATCAATTCTTGGAAAGAATTTCCAATAACCTCACCGTCAAGTACAAAACCCTTCATCAATGAACGGTTATGCCTAATCAATTTTGGTAAGTACTCACCAATCTGATTTTCAATATGGGTGAAGTTTTCAAACAGTTTACCATTACGACTATACGAAAATACTGCATTTCCCGTATCAGATACCATAACCATCATTAGTACCCTGACACCATCCAACTTAGGCTCAAGGCGTTTGACACCCTTCATTTCAGGGCGACCTTCGCTATTAGCAGCCAATTGGCAAGCAAAAACAGGGATTTCGTAATCTGTTTTCTTACAGATTTTGTTAATCGTTTTTTCTGATACACCTGCACGAAGGTCTCGCCTAAGTACAGGAGCACAGAATGTATTCCATTCTTCGCTATCAAACCTAAGGCTCATATCTTCAATAGCGTCCCTAGCAGCATTACCAGTTAGACCTCGTTGACCAAGATTGTGTAGAAGGTCATTAAACTCTTCCCAAGGATTTTCAGCACCAGTAATACCTTCTGTACTTGGGATTTGACGAACACCAAATGTTACATAAGGATTGTAGCAGACCTTAGTCAATGTCAAAAAATTAACAGCATTAGTACTACCAAGGACACTTGCCTCGAGGGCTTGTCGAATAATATCTTCCTTGTACAGTCGGCTATCACTCTCATTCAGTTTGTTAATCCAACTTGCGCTCATTCTTTTTCTCCTTTAGTGATAATACTCACCAATTGGCGATTGCGTTCATCTTGTTCTTTGCGTTCACGGTTCTTGTCATGTTTTTGACCAAACAACATTTGGTCATACTTGCGAGCCCATTGAATGCCATTCAACCAAATACGAATTTCACTTAATGAACCGCACATAACTTCAGCATCACGGCAGTAGATAGGTAGACTATCTGCGTCTTTGGGCTGAACCCCTGCGCGGTCACTCATGTCACTGCCCCAACCATGTTTAGGTGCCGTAAGCATAAGACCAATTTGATCTAATTCTGATTCTAGTCTGCGAAGTTCTAGTATTGCGTTGTAGCCTGCCATAATTACCAACTTGAATTGTAAAAAACTCTCAACCCTAGGAACAATTCTGTCTTAGCATTGATACAGAATTCCAAATCCCGTTCGTAGTATACATCATCTGAGGGATTTCCAAAGAAAAAACCATTGGTAGAAGGAAGCATGCCGTGTTTAACTGCCCGTTCAAGTGCGTCAACATCTTCCCAAGTCAGTTCAAGTTCAATTCCATTGAAATCGGAATCGTCATGCTTTCTTCCAGGTTTACCTTTGCTAACCCAAAGTTGTTCCATCCAACCATGTAGATTAGGATGTTTACGCCAATATGCAATGTCACGGGGCTTATTAACAGTAGAATCCCTATCCAAACTCTTATACCAATAATCGTCACGTTGTCCGGGGTTCCCAACATAAGCATACATATCAAGACCCATTTTATCCTCTACTTGTTTGTGTTTGAATTTCACAAAAAATATTTATATGCACTTACCAATATAATGATTTAGCAAGTAAGTGATAGAAATCACCATAGTGATGATTCCTACCAATTGAATTGTCCTTTCTAACTTAGACAAGTTTCACCCGATTGAGTTGGGTAGTGTTATCACGGTGAGCCTTAACTGTACCCTGAGCAACAATTGTCTTGCCAGTTGGGATAGTTTCACGATAGCTGAAGAACACCGGCTGATCGTCAGTAGTGATACCAGTGATAAAGAACACGTTCCACTGCTGGCTAAACACACTACGAATAACCTCAACAGTGAGTTTAACTTTATCACCAACACGACCAACAAATCCACCCGACGCACTGTCAATCTTACGGTTAAGATTGTCACGCTTGACGGCCCGCTCATACGAAGCAGGGAGACTTGCGATCACCGCAACATCATAGTTGGATTCGATAACATCGCGGTTAGAGATAACCATTGCGTTGTTGTCAAACTCCGACAACATCTTACCTTGAAGGATTTTGAAAGTAAACGCTTTGTAGTACTTACGAACAGCCTCAGCCTGAACACGGTCAGCATCGGTGATCAGACTCGGATCGGCAACCAAACGGTTGATAATATCGCGGTTGATTTCTTTAGGAGGAGTCTGCTCAGACTCGGGAAGAATGTCCTCGTTAGTCACATAAGAGGTAACAGCCTTGACATACTCACCGTTGATACGTTGAGCCGCACAAGCAGCCGACCAAACAGTGTCAGCATCAAGATTCAGAACTGGGCGTTGATAGCGAGCCATTTGTTACTCCGTTTTCTCAGTGTATGTGTATATTATATAGCCGAAACCAATTATTGTCAAATCAGTGTATCGTCGTACCAGCCATTACCGGTGATAGCATCGAAGCCTGCAGCCTGTACCAATTCTCCACCGATGCCAATGTAACCTTCCCAGTTTCCCGTCGTATCATCCGACATTTCCATAGAAAAAGTGTCGGCTTCGAACAGGCTGAAGAAGTCTACCGAGTTTGTGTATTGTGCTTGGGTTACCATTGCGTACTCCGTTATCTAACTGTCTAAGATTCTATTATATAGCCGTGCCCAATTATTGTCAACCGTCAGGATCGGTCTGTTAGACGATCCCCATGAGTATCATACACAACACTATAGCATATCCAAATAAAATAAAGCCCATTACATGTTTATCTGAAATCATGACATAGAATCCTTAATAATGTAGATTAAAGAAGCAATTAATATTAATGCGGTTATTCCAAATGCGGATAACATAATAATAGGATTATTTAAATATTTTAAAAACCCAATTGATTCATTCATCAATCTCTTCCAATTCTAATGGACCATAGAACAAGTATTCAGTATTATCATTGATCCATCCATCACCTTCTAGGCCTTCAATATAATCCTCTTCACATAATGCAAGAAATTGTTCTTGTTCCTCTTCATCCATATCCTCAGGGAAATCCCACTCAACCCAACAACCATCATCAAGATTGTCTAACTCCCAATCATAGTCGGAATTAGTAAGATCATACCCATTTTCATTGTCAAGGTCAATATTAGGCTGTTCATCACTTTCACAATAGAAGGTTCCCCAACGATAACCTTCTTCTCGGATAATAGTGACACCCTCTTTAGTCCAATATTGCTTTTCTACAGCATTTTTCTTTGACGCGGTTGATAGTTTCCAAGTTGCCATTTGTTATCTCCTAAATAATTATTTGTCAGTGTCTTTAGTTTTTAAACCGTTACTATGTTTATCAGTTTCTTTATCAATATCCTGAAACATGCGGCGTTCTTGCAATGTTAATTCATTAAAGGTTTTTCTAGGATTAGCGCACATTACACATTTTGGATTACCGCAATTTAATGCATGTTGTTTGGCAAATTTATGAGAGTCTTTGATAGGAACACCATGTTCTTTGGCAATCTTAACTTGTTTTTTTACAGCATTTTCATCTTTAAGTAAACGTTTGGAATGCTTGAACTTATCTTCTTCGGTACTCATTATAAATCCCCTTTAGGATATTTATAATTGTAACACCATAAAAATTAATTGTCAAGCCAAAAAAATACCCCCTTTCGGGGGCTTTGGGTTTATTTACCCTTACTTCTTAGCGCCTGCGTTAACGAAGGCATACATCTTTTCTGCCGTTGATAATACCTGCTCAAGTCCAGGAAACTGTGGCATACCAACTGTGGTAATAACAGTGCCTGACTTTTCATCACGCTGTGCCGAGATTTCCCAACCGTGGAATTTAGCGTGGTATTCCTCCATCATAAGGCTTTTGGCCATATCGAGGATTTCTGTGCGGATTTCATAACCATTGCGGTTAAATTTAACTTCGGGAAGTTTTGGTGTGTAGTCTGACATTTTTTTCTCCTATGTGTGTGTAATGTCGATCCATTAGGTGGATTAGTCCTTCTTTGGAAAGTACCTCTCTGAAATACAATCCATAGAATATTTTCCAAGTTCAACAGTGTTAGAGACTAACATTTTGGCAAACTCGGTTTGGCTATTAATATAGTTATGAGCGGCCCTATTCATCTTAGGATCCGTGATCATTCTATTAGTTAGATCACGTTTAACCCCTTGCAATGAATCAATAAAAAACTCTGGAGTTAATGATGTGGAAGGGGTAGTCCATGCTAGAAAGGGATTAATCATAATGTAATATTTATCTTATTTAAATTTCTCAGGGAAATTTAATTGTTCCCATTCTTCATCTGTAACGGGCCACATTATGGATGAACCTCAAAATCTTTAGGATCAAACTTTAAAAAATGGCGTAATGCGATAATAAAGTTTATCATGTCCATAGTTTAATAGTAGTGATGAATGTTATTGCGTTTACGATAATTATAAACGACTTCGCTCCAAACGGCTAACCACTCATAAAATTTGTTGATGATTTTCATATTAGGCCTTTCTTCCGTATGTGAATTGACGGATAAGATTATCTACATCACCACCGTGACATGGATTGTGTGCAATAATAAATCTTTCTAAATCTGTTTTATGTGAGGTAAACCGATCCAATAAATTAATAAACTTGTCAATTAGTGTTAACATTATATGTTTCCTTTTATTTAGTAGTCACTTATGGTTTCTACTAATGTATTTAGTCCTAACATATTGCAGTGCAACAATTAGCTAGTTAAAAAATGGGGATATTATCCCCATTTCGTATCGTACTTCCTAAGTGCTAAGTACCTAGATAATAGTAATCTGAATTTAATATATTCATCAAGTTCAGATACTATTATCTTTTTTGGTGTGATAATGTGTCGACGGTATCCTGATTGTAAGTCCAAGTCTTCAATAGTGATACCATCGCCATCATCATCTAAACAAAAATTACTTACCTGCGGGCGCGGCAGCTGGCGTAGCAGCCTTTGCGTCTGCCTTGGCAGCAGGTGCACCTTCACTTTTTTTCTCGTCTTTCTTAGCTGGAAGCTTAATATCAGCAGCAGGAGCAGCAGCAGGAGCTGCGGCTGGGGCCTTAGCAGGCTCAGCAGCAAAAGCAGTAACAGCGAAAAGTCCAGCGATCAAAGTTGCGATTGTTTTCATTTGTATTTCCTTTATAAGTTAAATGAAAGAGAGTTTAGATACATCGTGTATCTATATCTATTAACGCTTGAGTTACAGATTTCGTTGACAATTATTTTATCGTCCACGCCCAGTTCTGCGAACTACGTTAGTTCCGCCAAACCCTTTCGTGTTTGGTTTAGGAATTTTGGGTTGATTAAACTGTGAGGTTTTTTTAACTGGCAAAGTGACAGTTGGTTTTTTTGGTTTGTTTTCTTCGGTCATTGTCTCACCTTTATAGAATTTAAATATTCATGTAAGTTGCCATATAATCCTACCATCATAGCAACCTTACTGTCATACAGTCTGATGTAGGGAAGTTTTTTCGTTTCAGTTTTATTTACACCCAAGTAATATGGACATTTAATTTTTTTGTTTACTTCAAGTACAAAACTATGCCAACTTTGCCCTTCTTGTTTAAATTCATAATCATAATGAGATATTTCAGCCAATTGAAATGCTACCATACCTTCATCAGTTAATCTTAGTCCTTCTTGTCTACCTGTCATCCACCACTTGAACATTAGGTCTTCAACTGGGATTTCATGGTAGATATGTAAATGTTGTGGTATTTCTTTTAATACCGTTTCTGTAATTATTTTTTTAGTAGTCTTATGCCTGATCATCAGGATAAACTGTTCTCCCGTTGTTCATAAACACAACGGTAAATTTGTCTGTTTTGAATTGTACATTCAATTTACGACAAAGGTTTCTTGCGTGACCTGGATTACTAAAGCTAGTCTTTTTATACTTAGGAGTAGACTCACTATCCAAGTAGTGTTGTGACTTGAGATTAATTGGTTGTCCCTCGTAAAACACAGCCCAAATACCACTAGCTTCTACGATTTGGTCGCATTTGTAAGTTGTCTTATCTACTATTTCTAGCAAGACTTTGGGCTGTGTTCTACTCATTTGAATGATCCAGCTTTTAATTCAATTTGTATTACTGGTTCATCAACTGGCTTTTTGTCAGTATTTTTTTCGTAATACTCTACTAAAATTTTAGCCAGTTCATCACGAAGGCCTCTAGCCTCAATGAGAGGCATAACAAAATCTTTATTTTGTTTGCTTTCTACTACAGACACTTTGTCAATGAACCTTTTAATATAAATCATTGATTATTTATCTGGTGTTCAGCGTCCAATTTAGTTTTGAAGGGACCCATATATGGATACCGTTGTACAAAAATATACTTAGGACAAAATACTACTTCGTTTTCTCCTGTATGATTTAGAACGAACCAACCGGCTGCATGAAAACACTTGCTTTTGGGCGTCTTAGTATAGATATGAAGTTTTCGCTTAATATCTAAAATAGAGTTGTAAATCTTTCCAGTTGTGGGATAGTTAGCGAAAGGAAGTTGGATTTTAGTTTTGTTAGATTTTAGTGTTTGGAATTCAATATTGGTTGTACGCTTGAGTTCAGTGGTAGTTTTGTAATGAGTCTGAGACCCATTCATTTTAACATCAAATCCTGAACCATTGGCGATCACATTACCAATTTTTTTATCACCATCAGTGATGACCCAATATTGATCCTTAACAATAGGTTTAGCTACAATTTCAGACATGTTATTCCTTTTTATTAAGCATAAAAGCCTTTAGCACTTCATTTGCTTCTGTATAATCTTCATCGGTATCGCTTTCAGCAATTTCAATAAGCAAAAGCCAATACAACTGCTCTGCTAGTTCACGGTCATCGGTTGACAAGGTAGCTACCCAATCATTGAATTCTTCTTGGGAGCCCAGTCCCCACATGATATCTAGCATTGCTACTTGTTTGTCGGTAAGACCATTGATAGTGATTTCTTTACTCATTTTGAAAATTCCTTAGATTTGAGTGAGATGACCGTTGTAAGGCGAGTTTAACCACTTAGCATATGTTTCTGCTTGTTCACTAATTTTAGTCAATTCATACTTGCCACAAAATTTCATAAAGTGAGCACCTACCTGAGAGGTTGTAGTAGTACGAACATCTTTTTTGATTCTATCATCAACCGATATTTTAATATCTTCGGGCTGTGCTGTCAAGTCAATTAGGGTACGATTACGTTCATAACAATCCCTAACCCGATTTTCAACACCCTCATGATCTACCCAACGTTGAAGCATCATGTTATTCCAATGAAACCCTTGCTTTGTACGGTCGGCATATGCCTCAATCAATCCAACCTTATTTTTACTACCTTTAGTACGGACGCCGGGGTACGCTGAAAATACATTGTCGCTTGAATCACCTCGCATACATTTTTCAAATAGATGAAATTTAGGATCACCTAATAGTTTAGGTTCTTTTGTTTTCTTATCTATTACAAGACGTCCTTTCTCATCATGGTATCCCTCGGTAGTGATAAGTTGGTTAGTGATACCGTTGTACTGATGTACGTTTTCACTAATAAGTTGGATATAATCAGTGTCAGAAGAAATAATGTAATGCGTATCATCGGGATGTAAATGAACAAAACGGGCAATGATATCGTCAGCTTCAGCCCGTTCGTGCCTGAGTACACTGACATTAGTTTTTTCACGCATGAATGTAGTAAACATATCATACGTTTCCCAAAACATTTTGTTTTCGGCTACATCTGCTTCAGTCATAGCAGATTCATCTAACTTGCGATTAGCTTTATAAGGTTTGTAGTAATCCTTACGCCAACTGCGACCTTCTAGACATACGACTACGTGGTCGATTTTAAATTTTTTAACGACCTGATTTACACTTGCTAATGTAAGATGCAGGGCCATACCCACTTTCTCCTCAACAGTACTATTGCGACTAGCAATATGCCGAGCACGGAAGAAGGTATTTGCGGTATCAATGAGTGCGTAATTCATATAGGTCCTTAAGTAGTCGTATAATAATTATACGACTACCTGGTTTTATTGTCAAGAAATATCTTCTAGGTATTTATCCGGAAAGTTTTTTATTCCATCGACAATAGTTTTCATATTATAACGTGTAATGGGCAAGAAAACTTGCTTTACCCGTTTCATCTTAAGTGGATGACATTTGATCCTATCTTCAACTATAAGACGCACATAGTCTGCGGTTATGTGTGTGTATTTAGGATCCACGTATTCACTTGGTTTATGATTACCTTGAGGATTTTCTAAGAAGGAAAATAGTTCCCTCATTAAATAACTCTCACAATTTTTTACATGTTCGTCGTAACCATCTACCGCAACATACAGATGATGAACTGTGGGGTTATTGTTTCCTTTATCATATGAAATTATTCGGGATCTAGCTTTTTTAGTGATACCGGGTTTAATTTTACCGTACACCTCTGCAATATATAACATCATACTCATTTGAATTTTGCCTTTTGTGCAGGGGTAAGTTGTTTGAACATGTTAGAATTGTTTTCGCAGTATCGAGTATACAGGCTTTTAGGAACATATTGGTATGTTCCGCCTGCCTTAAGATACAGTTGCATTAACAAAACTAGTGATGCATCTTTAGGGCACCCTGCAGGTATATCACCAAAAGCATCTTTATAATATGTTGGATACAACGATTGTGTAAGATTCTTAAATTCAGGCCAACCTCCAGCAACTTCTTTAACCAAAGCATTCAAGTCACGCATGAATTCTTTGAATTCAGTAGTAGTAAAATCAGCACCTTCTTTGATAAGCTTCTTACGAAGTTCTTGGAAAGGCAACATTTCAATAGGGTCAAGAGGTTCTTGAGGCCAATATGTATAGTGATTCTCACCTAGGAAACGAACATCATGTACATCTAATTTAGACAATAAGTTGCTGTGAACTACCGCACCTGCCTTAAAACGATCAGGACTGTCAGGGTGTACCGGAATAAGATTCCAACTTTCTAATTCAGTTTGAATACGATTAGCAAGTTCATACTTTTCTTGTGTTTCGTTGTCTGGTGAATCTAAGCGCTTGCCAAATACATGAATTTTGTGGTTTTCGAATGGAATGATAGGGAGTTTATCTTCGCCGTTGATTCCTAAGAAATGTTCACGGGCAAAACTAAAATCACTGGTCTCGACTACCTGACAGTTGACTTCAATATCTAACCAATCCGCAGGATCAACATCAGGAAACATACCTAGTTTGGCACGTAAGGCAATTGCAAGCACCGTGTGCTGACCGTCGGTGATATAACATGTGTTGCTTTTAGGCAATTTGATAACATTGATTGTTGCAGGTCGGCGGCTATCCCAAGTTGTGATAATACGAACAAGGTGATCGAAATTAATTTTCCTTTGTACAGCAAGAGCCGATAACAAATGACGAATAGCAATTCGTTTCATTTTGGGCATTTGGCTGTATCGTTGAGGTTTGCCCTTACGACTGAGTTTAAACTCGGCTGTTTCTAAAAGTTGTTTGAGTTGGGTATACTCAGGACTATCAACAAAAAGTTGGGCTAATCCTTCAATGCTATGTTGGTCAATGTATCCGGGCTGTTTGTCCAACTCATTAATTGGACGATCTGTAACAGTGACTTGTTTTGAGTTAGGTACCCAGGCAAATTTAAAAGTAGGTGTTGTCATTTTTTTCTCCTTTGTGTTAAATGACTGTGCAAAGAATATTATTCAACGCACAAAGTAATTATACACGAAAAAAATTTAAATGCAAGCCTTTTTACGCTACCTCGCTACGTCCGTTGCCCAAATCTTTACTTCTAATGTTACGCATATCTGCCATACCTCTCATGTCTGGATCGGCTTGTTGTTGTTCATAGACTTCTAGTGCAATATTTCGTGCTACTGTTTGAAACCATCTATCTATAATCTCACTATCTTTATCATTTTCCTTAATTTTATAACCAGCCTTTATAAGATTTATAATGAATTTATCATTCCAATCTAGTTCAAAACTACCATTACCAATATTGTTTGGATCTAGTTCAATACTAATGATACCAACATAAGGTTCACCATTTTTAGTTGCCAACTCTTTGGGAGTAAGTTTAACTTCTTCCTTAGGAGCA